CGGCGTTATAGTCCATAGACATAGTCAAGTCATTAGTGTTTGGCTCGTATGTATGAATGTAGTTTGTACTATTAGGATTTAGATTTGGCATTTATGGAGCCCAAGGTCTGCCGACTTTAAGTCCGCCAGTGTTTGCGTTGTCTACTACTAGACTTGTTACATTGGTGTTTGTTGCGTATTGCGTAGGCAGTTGTGTAATGTCAGGAGTTATATCTACATAACGTCCTGGCTCTATTAAATTTTGTGCTGCCTTATCGGCGGCTGCTAGAGTAAGTTTGGCAAGTTGCCTATCTAATTTATATGTGGCCGTTGAAATTCCATTTGCTGCCATGATTAAAATCCTTGTTGATTTGGGTATGCGCTAGGATCTTTTAAACGAATATCATGAGGGTGTTTTGGTCCATTCATTCCGCCACCTGCATCGGTAGTAACCGATTCTATTCCTGCTACTATTTCAGTAGGACTGTTAGCATAAGTACCTTCATGTTCTGTCGACAACAGGTCAAATATCTGTTTAAATCGGCGAGGACCGTCGTCTAACACCTGGCCGGTTACTTGTGTAACTGCTACGGCAACTTGTGGTTCGTGCTGTGCAACGTCAGGTTGCACCTGTTGTTTATTGTCTATTACATCTATTAGACACAATAGTTCACGTATAATATCAGTTGCTCTCATTTTAGGCCCGCCAATGAACGAATCATACCTAAATCTAATGCTTCTTCTTTAGGTGCAGGTAGTGCCGGTTGTTCTGTGCTGCCTACTATGCCTTCATATTGGTCCATAGTCAATGTTTCGCCTGTTTGGCTCATTGCAATGATCTTTTCAGTAACTGAATGTAAGTCCATGTCTGTTTTAGCATCTTCTCTAGCATACTCAAGTAACCGAATAAACAAAGGAACATCCAATCTGACTACGTCCTTGGGATTATCTGACTCTGTTAAACGATTTACTTTGCGTTCTAGTTGTGCCATTAGAGAATCTTCAAAAGATGTGCTTTCCTTTACTGGCTTTTTGTTAGGTGTTAGGCTACGGATAAAGTTCATTTGTTTCATTTGTTATTTACACTCCTAAATTGGCAACTTCTAAAGTTTCAATTTTTGCTGCCCAACGAATATTACCACTGTGGCCGCCTGCAGGCAATGCTCGAATAAACATACATCCAATTGTAGCATCTAAATCTAATAATATGCTGTGTGTAGCAGTTGTTAAAGGAATTACAGTAGGATTAACAATATAGTTAGTAGTTGTAGATCCTATATCTCTGCGAACAGCACCTTCAATTGTCCAAATGTCAATATTTGTGGTGTTGGTGATGTCTTTGGCAACAACGGTACCTTTAAAATGTACCACTGAATTGTTGGTCATTGCTATTTGATTTGTAGCATCTAATACACCGCTGGCATTTGTAGTCAATATACCTTGATCTGCATCTGAAGTTAATGCACTTAACAAATACAATCCGCTTTGTATTAATCCACTTGAATTACCGGCTCCGCCTGTTGCATAACCTGGAGTAATAACAGAACCAATAACTCCGCGAGTGTTACCGTTAGCGCCACCTAATACAACTGCATAATCTGCATCGTTGGTATTATTGTTACCGCCTATAACAATAGAGTGTAGTCCACTTGCTTGATTAAAACTGCCGCCGCTTATAATACCGTAGTTACCAGACGCTACATCGGCATCTAGACCTCTAATACGTTGCCAATCAACAGCGTTGGCACCACGTTGGTTGCCGCCGTCATCGTTAGCAGTTGCTCCATTGCCTAACGGTTTAATCACAGCATCGATATTTGTCTGGGTTCCTACTACGGCTAAACTAATAATAGCAGTTTGGCTAGAATCAACTATGATCTTATCTTCAGTCCAATATTGCAGGCCTTCACGAACGCTAATAATGCCATCACCATCTACGCTGATACCAGCGCCGATGATAACACCGCCTAGTGTTGCAGTAGTGGCAGTGCTCAATGGCTCTGCTTCAATTGCAATTGTAACGATAGTAGTGTTGGTAGAAGTAACTACAACTCCTGCACCTACAAAGTTAAGTACGCCAGTTGACGTGCTTATTATTGTTGAAGTATTATTCCACACTTCAATAATAGCGCCGCCGCCGGCAATTGCGCCTTGTGTAACTTGTCCTGCCCACTTAACGCCGTCCCATATGTAAGTAACGCCGTTGTCACCTACGTACTCGTCGCCCGGATTCGGGTCTATTGGAAATTCTAATGCCATTTTGTTATCCTAAATTAAAACGTTGTACCTGTAAACTTTAACCAATTATCAGTAGATATACAAACATAAAGGTCTGTTCCTGTTGTTGCAAATTGTCCTGCTGTTCCAGTTGACGCACTTTGTAACGGAACATCAACAAACACAGGATAAGGCCCTGTAGCACCTGTTGCACCAACTCCTTCTGGGCCAGTTGCACCTGTGGCACCGAACGGTCCTTCTGCACCTGTTGCACCTTGTGCGCCTGTAGCACCAATAGGACCGGGCACTGTTGAATCTGCGCCAACTGCACCTGTTGCGCCTGTAGCACCAATAGGACCGGGCACTGTTGAATCTGCGCCAACTGCACCTGTTGCGCCTGTAGCACCAATAGGACCGGGCACTGTTGAATCTGCGCCAACTGCACCTGTTGCGCCAATATCTCCAACTGCACCAGTTTCACCAGTGGCTCCTTGAACACCTATATCTCCTGTGCGAGCAAATGTAATAATAACTTCTTCATTATCACTAAAAGACACTGCACCATCAACGTAACTGCATGCTACTTTGAAATATCCTATTTCTTCTGTAATAGCAGTAATAGTAAAGAACACAAAATCATTTGAGTTATTTTTGTTGCTAATTCTGAAATGACCTTTAAGCGGACTTGTTGAATCATCAATTGTTCTTAGGAAACTTTGTACATCAATGCCGCCGACGTTTTGGTCATCAATGTATAATTCAGTAGCACTAGTTAAGATAGCATTGTTTAATTTTAAGATACCTACACCAGGATCACTATCAGTTACTGTTGTTCCAAAGCGATACTCTAGTGTGATGCCGCCAAATACACCAGGAGCACCTGTAGCACCTGTTAGGCCTGTAGCGCCCGTAAGACCTGTAACACCTGTTGCTCCTGCACCTGTTGCACCGGTTAACCCTATAACACCAGTTGAGCCTTGAGGCCCTGTTGATCCTGTTGATCCATCAAATCCAGTTGCACCTGTAGCACCTTGTGGACCAGTAGCACCTCCCGGATCTCCTTGAATACCTTGCGGACCAGTAGCACCTGTTGCTCCAAACTCTCCTTGTGGTCCTGTTGCACCTGGAGCAGGTTGTATCTGCGGACTGTATTCTACCCACAATCCTTGATATCGAATATATCCTCGGCCAGCGGCACTGTCCCACCAAAAGTCACCTTCTCGTACATCTTCTGTAGGAGGTGTGTCTGAATTAAAAGAATACTTTACATTAACTATGCTAGTTCCAGTAGTTGTGTATAATCCGTGACCTAATGTAATGCCTCCGATAGTTGACGTAGTAGCAGTTGTTAATTCAAAGGTTTGTGTACTTGCGCTAACAGTAACAGTAATTGTACTACCGTCAGCAGTTGCTTCTACACTACCGCCTACAAAATTAAGTGTAGTTGTTGCGGTGCTAACTTCAATACCCTCGTCTTGTACTGTTAATACTGTAGTTTGTTGAGGTATCTCTTGCACTACTGTGCTTAACACTCCGTCGCCATCAATTTCTAATCCTGCACCTACTGTAATACCGCCAATGGTGCTTGTCGTAGCAGTTGTTAAACTGTAGTGAGTAGATGTTAATAATCCCTCTTCATCAACTGCTAACCCATCACCCACTTTTACTAGACCTAATGTTGCTGTTGTAGCAGTATTAACTGATGTTAAGTATCCTGCATCATTATTAAATGCGCTAACATCAGTAGGAATTATTGTATCAATGTAGTCTTTTACATTTTGCCCAGTGGCTTTTCTACTTTGTCCGCCCTGCACTACAGGAAAGACAGTTGTATCAGTTAATGTTGATACAGAATTAAAAGAATTGAATATATTGCTCATATTTTTTGGGTCCAAAGCGGCTCGCTATTTCAATATTTATGCAATTTTAAACTATTGCTCTTTTTCAATAATCTTGCTATAATAAATTGTTGTTTGACCCCTCAATAAATAATTAAAATGAGCGATACTCTATTATTAAACAGTGATGCACAACCAGTAAGTTTTTTACCGTTATCTACTATTATTTGGCAAGATGCTATTAAGTACATGGTTTTAGAAAAGGTCAGTGTTCTATCATGGCATGACGATTGGATTGTGCATTCTGCCACTTGGGAAACTCGTGTTCCTAGCGTTATTATGCTGAAAGAGTACACCAAACCCAAGACTCGTGTGAGATTTAGCAAATCAAATATCTTTTTGAGAGATAGGTATGTTTGTCAATATTGTAATATCGCAGTAAACAACCGCACTGCAACTGTAGATCATGTGCTACCAGTTAGTCACGGCGGTAAGAGTACTTTTGAAAACACTGTAACTTCGTGCTCTCCTTGTAATGGTCGAAAAGGCAACAACAAAAAAATCAAGCCGAAGATTGCTCCTCACAGACCTACATATTGGGAACTTGCAGACAAGAAAAAAGAGATGCTAAATGACATTAGGCATCCCGATTGGCTAGTGTTTTTAAATATTTAACGAGTCCGATAAACAATCCGGGCTTTGTTTAAATCATAAGGACTCATTTCAACTTTTACTTTGTCACCGAGTAAAATCTGTATACGGTTCTTGCGCATTTTACCAGAGATGTGCCCGAGCACAACATGTTCATTTTCTAACTTAACTCTAAACGTAGCGTTAGGAAGGACTTCTTGAACAATGCCTTCCATACTAATATAGTCTTCTTTAGCCACGATTAATTATTTTCTCCTTTTAAATCTTTTCACCTGCTTGAAATCCTCGAAATCCTTTGAATCTTGGAAACCGTAAACTGTATGTACCATCTTGATTTTGCGTAACAGCATCTGCTCTTACTTCTACAATTTGACCAGGGAGGCTATCGCGACTATCCCAAAACTCACTTCGATCATTATCGCTAAAACCACTACCGCAGTTGACGAGAATCTCTTTTCCGTCATCCACACCTGAGCAAACAAGTGCTCCCAAGCGTCCTTCATTACGTCCAGTACCTTCTTCAACATTAGTTACCTCCAGGCTCACTTCAATAAATGGCTTTTGTTTAAGCCAACTTGCTGAACGTTTACATTCGTAAACTGCATCAACATCTTTAATCATAATGCCTTCGTAGCCATCTTCGATAGCCTGCTTGTTGAATTCCTTAAACAGCAGTTCACCTGTAAAGTCATTAAGATCTACTTCAGTTTGTGGCACAATACCAATATTGCCCACTAGATCAAATGTGGCCTTAAAATTCTCTAAAAACTTACTACGGCGTCTTTGGCCCAAACTACTCTTGCCCTTTTTAAACTCGCTAAGTGGCAGGATATCAAACAACATCAGCACAGCATCATCTGCTTTAACATTATCTTTGCGATGTACTTGCTTCATTAATGCTTGAAAACTGGTACTAACAATCTCTCCATCTAGGACGAAACTACGTTCAAAGTTGTCAATGTGAGCAAGTAGACCTTCAGTAATGTGTGAAAAGTTTTCCAACACTTTACCGTTTCGAGTATACTGCACTACAGTCCGATTGTCTGCATCAATTACAGTGAGTACACGAACGCCGTCTAATTTAGGTTCGAGCAGTTTCTTACCCACAATTTTCTTTTCGTGGTTTGCGCCGTCATGTGCCAGCATACATTCAAACACAGGTACTGCGCTCTTTTTAACTTTATTAATTGTTTTTTCACTAACGCCGCAACGTAGGTCCTTGATAAGGATACGACGGTACCAATCATTCCATTGCGACTTAGTCGATGCTGACAATGCCAACTCAATAGCATCACGAGCAGCGTCACCGGTAAGTTGCCGTGTAGCCAACAAGTCGCACAATTCTTTAAAGGCTACCCAAGGTAGTCTTTGGCCGTCTGGACCTCCGTGAATAGGTACTTTTTTAACACCAAAGGTGATATATGGACTGAGTGCTAGTACAAATCCTTCAAATAGTTCTTCGTTATCAATTTGGGCCAGGATAATAGCCTCTTTGTTCAAACGGCTAGGATGTTCTTCTAGGCTACGAATTACGGTATCGCAAGGATCGATCATATTGCTTCTAAATGTTTACATGCACTACGAAATTGGAATCCAGGGCAGGTGCAAGTATTTGCGTCTGGATCTACATAATAAGTTTGTCCTTTACTACCCTGTACTGCAATAGTATTAGATTCTTTTTTCTGTTTAAAAGGATTTGGTTTTACTTCGACAAACTTTCGGCCACGTTTGTTAAATCCTTTAATAGGATTCTTAAAGTAAAAAGGAGTTTTTTCACCTTGCTTTATATAGGCGACAAGATTATTGCCATCAAGCAGGTATGTGTGATTGTGTGCTTTTGATTTAGCCCAATCAGTAGTTTCAAGCAAGGCTTGCATGTTTACTCTACAAAAGTGTTGAACATGTGTATATTATACAGGGTTTTAGTTAGTTTGTCAACAACTGATTTTACCGATTATAGATCGATAACATTGATTCGGATGCTCCCGCCTTTACCAATGGCTACTACTTTGGAAGTAACCAGCGTAGCATACTCCATTGTATAAGTGCTGGTCAATTTACCAGTGTCAGTTATCCAATGTAAAAATACTTTGGTCCCTGGTGGAGGAATTAGAATAGAACCGTTTGGGCCTGGTTCTATTTCTACTTTTGGATTTGAATCAACCCAATAATGTTTAAGTGCTTTGTATTTGTTCATTTTAGTTAATTTTGTTTATTATTCCGTGTAAAGAACATTTTCGTAAAATCGTTTTACTTGTCCATCACCTGAAGATAAGAATTCTAAGAATTCAAAATACGGAATTACAACTGCATTTTTTTTAAAACATTTTGTGTAATATTCGAATGGTAGTTTTTCCCATCCTCCATATTTTGGAAAATAAATTAATTCATCTTTCCAATATTTTCCGTAAAGCAACGGCTTTATATAATAATCCCATCTATCTAAATCTCGTAGATCTACTCTGTCTTTAGTGAGTCCGTTGCCGTCAAAATATTTTGAAGAATACAACGCAGATTTGAATATATCATCATTTAAGTAACTATAAATGAATTCACTAGTATTGCCGTAAGAAATAATCTTTCCTGTCCTATTTAAACTATTTCCAACTCTAAGTTTAATTATTTCGGGATCGTAAAATCCCTGAAAATAATAAAAATTGCCTGGATCTGTTATTTTTACAAATGGGTCGTGAGACATTTGTAATACATCCCAGTCTTTAGGTAATAATGATAAAAAATGATTTTGAATGATATGAATAGCAGATACTTTATATTGATCGCACTCTGCCAATATTGAATCTTTAATTGATAACAGATCTAAATCAATTATATCGCATTTAATGCCATATTTTTTAATTAAAATTTGTAATTGATCATATTCAATGTCGTTATACCCAGGCATATAAAAAAATACATAATTTATAGGAATTCCCTGAGTCCAAAAACTATGCAATACACTTTGGCTATCTAATCCTGCGCTTAAAGATAATGCAAGATGAGATCCTTGTTCGGCTAGATCTAATGCACGTCTGTCAGACTCTTCTTTCATGTTGCCGGGAGTTCGACTGCATGAAGTATGTTCTACATAAAATTTATTATTTTCAAATCCAAAATTCATTTATACATCAGTAATAAATTGCGAGGCAGAATATTTAGCGATAAATATGAGGTAAAGAATATTATGATAACAGGTCATGTTCAAATAGTTCCAGACGTATACAACGATTATTGCAACGCAATTATGTTGTCGCAGACTCGTATAGGCGGCACTAAACCTACATCTCCAATTAAATTTCGAGAAATACAAAATGCATCTTCTATAATTAAGATCGGATATTTCGAATCTAACGATTTGATAAGTTGGATAGAAATTAGTTTTCATCAAAGTATAATGCGTGGAAAGTTTTGGGCTATTAGTGGATTATACTCTACTAGAATTGGTCAAGTGTTTTCATTTAATAGACCGGAAATTGGCCTTACTATCAAACATGCTTTCGAAGTTGCTGAAAAACAAGGGTATTTTCAATATTTTTATTGTATTTCCGAAAAGTTAGAAAGAGTATATGAACGTCAGTGGAAAAAGAATCAATGGGGATTTAACAATCGATACGATTTAATTACTCTCGACGTTGTTCCTGCTAACACAAAACCAACATATGAGTTGTATTGGCGATTAATGGGCCAAGAATTAAAACCTGATAACATTGCAATAAAATCACGAATATTAAAAGGATACGATCCTTTCAAAACACTACAATGATCACACTAACAACAGCCGCAACGAAACAAATTACACGTTATCTAGCAAAGCGAGGAAAAGGTGCAGGAATTCGGATTGGTGTTAAAACTACTGGTTGCTCAGGGCTTGCATATGTGTTAGAATATATAGGCAAGTATGAAGCAGATGTAGGAGTAATCAACTTTGCACAAGATAAATTTGCTGTAATTGTTGATAAGAACGACTTACCATACTTAAATGGAATGATTATTGATTTCGTAAGACAAGGATTGAATGAAGGGTTCGAGTTCAAAAATCCTAACGAAAGAGATAGATGTGGATGTGGAGAATCATTTAGGATATAACATGAATAATATAGAAGAAACAATTAAAAAAATTATGGCCAAATCTTTTTTGGTCAAACTAGATCGACTTACAGACGATGCACGGCTTGTCGAAGATGTAGGTGCAGATAGTCTAGGTGTATTTGAAATGGTAATTAACTTAGAAGATGAATTCAATGTTGAATTTACAGATAAAGAAATGTTAAAATTTCAAACTGTCGGAGATGCTGTAAAAGTTCTCGCAGAAGTAATTAGAAAAGAAAAATCCTAATCACTTTCCGTCTTGGTCAGGTAGAGGGCCGCCGTACTTAGAACCTTTAATTTTTTTACCTTTGATATAACTACCTTTGCCGTCAGTATGGCCTTTGCCCTTAGAATTATGGGGTCGAAGGCCCTGACTTACACAACTGCTGTGGTCGCTGCTGCCTAATCGTTTGGGACTGCGGCACAACGAAGGCTTTGTCTTTTCAGTTATAAACTCATGTGCTCTCATAATGATATTTATATCTACCGTAAGTAAATTGATGATATCCTGTTAGAAATTCGGAATAGTTGGCGAGTACCGCAGGATGTAGTGTATCTATATTTAAAATATTACATAATTTTTCTTTAAAAATTTCAGGTTTATATATCATCTCTTGATATTTAATTTCAAATATGTTTGGAGAATCTGGAATAACTAAATTATGATAGCCTGCCAAAACTGCTTGATTTGACAAAATATAGTGCAAAGTTCTTGTTTGTTGGAGAGTAAGGTCAAATGGTGTTATAGTAGAATCTGGAAAGAAATTTGGATAATTTTCTATTGTGTTCTTGAAAGAATCTTTTACATAATCATCACTTTCCCAACTTCCTATGTAATAATGCTCAAATATAGAAGATGCTACCGTAATACAATCATCAAGAGAATACGTTACTACTATATTTTTTGCATTAGGATATTTTGTTTGAATATTTTCATAGTCGGGCAAATGAAACACGTTACAAACATGACTGCTAGTAGTTGCTGGGTTAAGGGACCAGTGGTCATAAAACCAATCTGCTGATATTAAATCTGGTTTGTCTTCGTCAAATATTATATCATCTCTCATTACAGGTAAATCAGTTGATAAGTATTGTTTATGTATTAGCCCCGAAACTAGATAACCTAATGCTCCTGGTAAATTATTAACAATATAAATGTCTTGGTTCATAGTAAACTCGCAGTGTTATATAAATTTTCTATTTTATTAATATTCATAGGATACAAAGTGTAATTTGGTATAGAAGGATCGTATTCTCCTACTTCGCAATCTATATACTTTAATTCTCCTATAGTCCACCCTACTAAACTACACATTGATCGAGTTTTTTCAAGAAGATCAAAATAGCAGGTATTAGCCTGTATCACATTAGTAAAATATTCTTTGTTATATGTTGCTAATGAAGTGTAACCTATCAAAGAGTCTTCATTAGCAATATGAAGCCTGAACGTATTAGTTTCAGTCCTATTCATTATTGCTCTACGTTGATCTATAAAAAGTTGACTCAACCGAAAAACTTCAAACAATTCAGAACTTAACTCACTTGATATTTCTGATGAAAGAAATTTAGAAATATTGATAAAGTAAGAAGAATTGTATTTTTCGTTTAATGTTACTTTTCTAATAAAAATAGTCATTTTCATACACGTATTTACCATTAAAAGTTAGCAGATTTCCAAAGAGAATCTATTTCTTTAAATGTAATAGGATATCCGTTATACATTGCAGATTCTTCATCAAATTCTCCAACTGATATTGTTACTGTTTTAGCAGGAGTCATTGACCATCCTAATAGATTCCAAATATTATTAGTAGTGTTTATTAATTGTTTATGTTCTTCTGAATTACACATGACATTTTTATATGTATCAATGTCAATGAATCCAATTGAAGTATATCCAACTAATGGGAGTTGTTCATTGACAAAAAATTTAGTAGGGTATGCTTCTTCGTCAGTGATTAACGGCCTCATGGTTGTTTTTAAAATTTCAACAGATTCAAAAAAAGAAAATAAAGCGTCTATTTGTTCATTTGATAGATCTACTTCTAATAATTTTCCAAAATTTCCAAAATATTTTGAAGGAAAATTCTTAGTGAGTGTATGTTTCCTAATAATTAATTTCATTTCCATAATTAATCCTTCGGAGATATAACAAGATGTATTCTATCATGCTGACCTCCATTATATACAAAATGTTTCCTAGTAGTATCAACTTTGTAAAATGTTTGATTGGCAGGAATATGAAAACATACTGCTGAAATATTAGCCTGTTTCATTATATGGGCAATAAATGCATTTTCATTAGTATAAATGACTAGATGATATCTCACAGTATTATCTGCATGAACAGTTAATCCTGTTTTAGGGTGTAATCTCATAAATCTAGCACGGCCAATTTCAAATCCATGTTCTTGACTAAATTTTTTTAATAAGTTAGCAGTGTATTCGGGAGTTTCATTATTGAATTCAGTAAACTCTGATTCTTTTATTAATTCAACATTGTTAACTCTATCATATAAACTTCCTGTAGAATCTTTCCACCTATCTGTTGCGTTAGGTCGATAAGTTAATCCTATTTGATTTTCGACTCCCAAATCTGCTTTAATTAGAATAGTATCGAGATCTTTTCGAACTTGTTCCAAATCTGCTGTAAATTTTAATTTTTCTATGAACATGCAATTATTTAACGCCTATTAACATGTATCTTTTAAATGACCAGTCTGGATAAACAAACTCTTTTTGACCTGTAAAAACTGTATCAGACAACGGATATTCTTTAACAAAATTTTCTAACGTCTCCGAATGCACATGATGATCTGCATGCGGCATGTTATTACCTTGCAATATAACTCTAGTACCTATAGGAATATTATCAAACCATTGCTTCGAAATAAAATGTTCAGTACTAGTATTAATAATTAAATCTCCGTATACCGCATCAAATGTATTACAATCTTGGGTAAAGGCTTTAAACTTCCATTCTTGCCATACCCAATTTTCATTAATTGTATCTGCAATTGATTCACATGCGGAATCTACATCTAAACTACGTATGCTATTGACTTCAAATACTCCTCTACTTAATAAAAGGAATCCTAATATACCATGCCACCCCCCATAGATGTATGTCATTCTAGATAACCATTTTAATCTTTCTAGTTCTTTGCACAGCCAAATTTTACTGCCTATCTGTCCGCTGCTAAATGCATCTTTATCTATATTCATAACAACTCCGTAAAAAAACTACTATCACATGATCTTAGTTTGTCTAACTTTTCTAAATACTCCAATGTCTGTGGAAGCAGATGGCTCCAATCTTCGCTATTCATAAAATCAACCATTTTTATCATTCGCTGTATACTGGGATTGTTTTTATGTTTTTTACCGAATGCCAATAACTTGTCTGTTGTTTCTTTCTTTAGATGGCTAGGTAATATTTTAGCACATAGATACTGAGGATAATGAAGTACCCCTGGATGAAAAGTGCCGTCTAAATTTTTCTGACTAATTTTTTTGTAGTTCTGTGATAACAACCATTCAGTAAACTCTGGAAGATAGTAGATGTTTAATGCTTGTACCGTACATAATAATTTAACATCAATGTTATCAGGTGTTGTATCGTATAAATGCAAGTTACGTTCAATTGTGTTCCAGTCGGCTGGGTATCTAATATAATCATTTAATTGTGTATGCCCGTCTATACTGATCATTACATCTACAAATTTAAATTGCTTCCATAACTCGACAACTTCTTTATCATAGATAGTTCCGTTAGTATGATATCTCAATTCTATATGTTCTGAATGGCCTAGTTCAACTAAACGTTTTAGAATTTCTTTGTGTTCTTTTATGTACAAAGGTTCACCGCCACCGAATATAATGTGCTTCATATCGGCAGCAGATTCGTAAAACTCTTCTAAGAATGATTTGCTTTTATACCAATCGAAATTGTTAACAGAATAAGATTCAATTTTGTATTTCCAATCCCACTTGACTTCAGTTTTAAGTTCGTCTTTAAGAATATTAGCCTGCTTTACCCATTTACTACTGTCAACAGGCCTGCACATAACACATTGTAAATTACAAGTATTGCCTAATCGTAAATCAAGTGTAATCCAACGTTGATTTAAAGTACCGTCAGAATCTGTAGATGCAATAAGTTGATCAATGTAGTCATCACCTAATTTGTTTTTCCAAATCCAATTTTCAATTTGTCTATGACTTCTAATACCTACATCTTCAACATTATAACAGGCGCCACATTCTTTTACTTTTTCACCGTTCAACATTTTAACACGAGATTGTTTAAAATGGTTGCTATTCCAAACCTGTTCTAATGTTTGTTGATTAAAATTTAGTTTGTCTGTTGAATTAGCAATACAACACAAGAGAGCAGAGCCGTCTGTATAAGAAGCCATGTGTGTCCAAGGTAATATACAAAATGTTTTTGTTTTCATAAGTTTGCTAATCTTTTACTAATATCTGATAAAGATTGATCACGTTCTTTATCTAATGAGTGGGTATAAGTTTTAAATTTATTCAACTGTAATTCCCAATCTGCTGCCCTATCTTGTTCTAACAATCCTATAATACCATTTACACTATTCACAGTTAATTCGGGTGTTCTACTATTGAAATAGGTATTTTTATAATCAATTAAATCTGCTGCAACTCGGTGTCGAATATCGTCGGGCAATATTCCCACTGCTAGATGTTTCGGATGTACATTAATTAAGAAGTCAACAAAAATATTAGTGTTGTATTTTTTGTTTAAACTTTCTACCCATTCGAGCGTATCAACTAAATTGAATATATTATATACCTGCACTGTGGGAGTTACTCCTAAATGTACATTTGGCATCTGTGCTAATGTTTCAATGTTTTTAGATATCTGACTCCAATTACTCGGTGAACGTATATAGTCGTTGACTGCACCTACGCCATCAATGCTTGCATTAATATTAACTCTGTTAAATTGCGATATAAGATTTGTAAACTTAGTGTTAACATTAGTACAATTAGTGTTAAAGAACATAACAATGTCTTTACGATTCTTATCAATGCATTCTTGCATAAATTTAAAGTTATTCTTAATTAGAGTAGGTTCGCCACCTGTCATGTAAACTTTTTTTAAATTAGGAATCATTTCATTAACTTGATCCCAAAGAATGTCTTTGTCAAACCATTCTTGGATGTCGTTAAATCTAGGATCAAATTTGCCAAAAGTACTAGCCCATACTACTTTGTATGCAGGATCTTTCTGTTCTAACTCTATGTGTTCTTTAGCAATCTGACTGCTGTTAAACGGACTGCACATCCTGCATTTTAAATTGCAAAGATTGCCTAATCGCAAATCTAAATAGGCAATACTGTAATCAATTTCGCCGCCTGAAACGATTGCTTGATCTATTCGTTTATTAATTTCGCTTTCAGTTAATTGATTAATCCATTCTGAATTTGCATATTGTCTGTTACTAGTTCTGCCACTAGATTCTTGTAGATAACAAACATTACATCCTTCCAATTTCTCACCGTTAATCATTGCCATTCTCATTCTACGCATTTCTTGAGAATTCCATGCATCACTTAATTGATCTTTAACAGTGTATTTTGTTCCGTCGGATTTCTTTAATTGACTATATTGGCCTTTGATCATACAACAAGGACGAATAGCACCGTCAGTATTAACTACTAGGCTAACAAACGGTATAGTACAAAATGTAGGAGAATCTTTAATAGGTTTCATTGTTAAATTTTTCCTTTAACCATTGCCTATCATTTATCATTTTTAATGCTTCTGAATTATTTTTATTGTCTAATCCGTATTTTCTTCCAGCACGAGCACCTTGTATTGAATAATTGCCAAATTCTCTATCTCGTCCGTAATCACTGCACCATTGACTTAACCGTTCGTCGTTTTCTTCGACTATTTGATTTTTAATAGTCGATGCTGCAAGTTTAGCACACTCTCTAAATGCACTCCGCCATGTACTGAAAGGATCAGTATTAAATTTTGTTGTATTGCTTACTCTATTCATTACTTTAAGTTTGTAACTGATGCTAGTGGTCATATCAACATTCCACGTTTCGGCGGCATCCAAAATATGTTTAGGAAACAGTTTCACTCCTCCGTACCCATATTCTAGATCATTAATAGGATTAACACTTTTCCATACATGAATTGTATCTCTATTCCAAATATTAGGTTGATAATTAAAATAAAAATTGTCTAACAGGTCTGCATCTCCGTCAACAACATAGAACATATCAGTTTGTGATAATTGTGCCGCTGCCTTGTGTGCTTCAAATATACCTTTAACACCATGTACTCTTTGTGCGAAAGGACACTTTTTTAAAACTTGTTCCCAATTTGCATCAGCATTAGGTTCGTCATAACTGATAAAAACAACATCTAATTCGTCAGCAATATTAGGTGTAAGATATCCCATATTCTTCATACCAACAGTTTGCGTAACAGTTGACCAATTGCGCACCCAAATAAGTTCATCTGCCCATTTTGGATCTAAGAACCATGTATGTTCTAGATTATAGTCTTCCAGTTTAATTTTATAATCAATATTGTCAAACAAATAGAGAGGAAGTTCTGTATTTTCTTTTTTATATGTATCTAATTCTATGTCTTTCAAACTGATTTCAATTATTTCCCATCCATCAGCAGGTTCCCAATCTTTTTTAAATTTTTTAACTAACCATTCATTTTCTTCTACCCAAACTATGCATTTACTAGATCTAATAGAAGTATCGATGTAATTCGTAATCCAATGTTCATACACAGGATTAACAACTAAAAATTCATTATGCTTTGTGTTAAGCGTATGCAATCGTTCATCGAAAGTATTAGGTGATACATCCCATCGTACAGCCTTAACTAATTCTTTGTCTATTAAATTTATAGATCCCATTTTACATCCTTTTCCATTAAGGCTGTGTTAGTGCGAGCAGGATTAACAAATACTTCTCTAAAAAATTCACTGCTGGCGGCATCTATATCTGCAATAGGTAAATTTAATTTTTCTCGAAGAACATTACCAAAATGTTTTGCATCCTGTATAGGATCACAATCTTTCCATTCTTCAAATAGTTTATTAAGATATTCGAAATCACGTACTTGCACATAATTCCAATCAGTGCAGTTAGTCATATAGGCACCTTGCCGTGCTCCTAGTATTGCCCAGTCGCCATTCTCTACATCAGCACCTACTGAACACCACATGAGTAGTCTACGATAATTCCGCAATCCTAATTGTTTTTTAATATTAATTAATTCTTGCTTAACGCCTTTGTTAAGTGTCATCTTAACACCTTCACGGAATCCAGCACGCCATGCCTGTAGCGAACTTGCATTATTATGCACTACAGAATAACAATCTGCCATTTGCACATAATTGTTCTGCCAACAGAAATCAACCTGATTGGTATTGTTGTCTGCTTGTTCGTGTGTTTGCATGTTTGATACAAATTCACGAGTCCAAACTTTTAGTCCACCATTACCGTAAACAAGTCCGTTAATTATATTACGGCCGGTCCAACTCATTTGAGTCATTTCTTTCTTAGGTAACTTATCTGTGTCTATTGTCAAATTAAAAAATGCAGGATCAATTATATTGTCTCCGTCTACTGTAATAAAATGTTCAGTTTCACTTAAATTAGCACATGCTTTGTGGGCCGTGTCACTGCCTTTAACACCGTGAACACGCTTTGCCCAGGGTGCTTTGTTTAATAAATTAGCATAGTTATATTCAGCATTAGGTTCATCGTAACTTAAAAATATGCAATCGATTTCAGATAAGTGTAGTTTCATTTTTTAATATGGCTGTACGTTCCAAAAATTTTCATAGTATATAAATTAAAATCGTGTGTTCCTGTGTAGTGATATCTGTCTCCGGAATTGAACTGAGTTGGATCTAGAACTTGCGACCATAGTGGAAAATACGGATCATTAGGCATGCACGCAACTAAATGTATTTTCTTTTTGCTTTCTTTCCACCACGTTATAGCATCTGATTGCATATCTATTTTAATAATACAGTTAGCAGTATCTTGCGTTACTGTAAAGTTAGATTCCGTGTTTAAAAAAGGTATTTTATAAACTTTTTCATCTTTTGGAATTACAGAATTCCCTAACATTTTTTGTTTAATTATTCCTTTTGTATTATCAGATAACAAAGGAACTATAATATAATTTAAAGATTTTTCTCTACCTAAAAAAATATTCAATGCAAGAGGATCAACTGTGTCAATCCAAGGATCAACAGTATTATCAAGCAATTTATGGCTTAATCCAGTGATACTATAATTTAACGGATTGTAATAAACTATCATATGAAATCTTTCTCAACATAATGCAGAATTCCAGTTTGAGGAAAAGCACCAATTTTAAAGCTGGCGGCACCCTTATAAGCACCTAGTACTCTTGTCCATTTATTATTAGATGTTGCCAACCCTTGACAATTATCTTTCATATGTGTAAAAGTTGGATAACTAAATTTAGAAATTACTTGAGATTCAATATCTAGAATTTTAACCGCAATAGCCATAGCAACATCAATAGATGGAAATTTTTGAGAATATTCGGGAGAATATCTCACTGTCCAGTCTTTCCAGTTTGCTACAATATGTTTAACCAACTCAAAAAATTCAGCAGTTATTTTAGATTTTTTAAAATAAGTAAACGCAGAATACACGTCAGGTAATTGATTGTGAATAAACGTCTTTCGGTAGGGACTGTTAATTATTTTCATGCCCCTATATGTTAACACTTTGCTAGTTAAAAGTAAATCATATTTTTCAAACATCTTCCACCAATGACTAACATCAGATAAGAACAGCATATCTGCATCTAATATCACAGTTTCTTCGTAAGGTGTTAGGTTGTAAAATTTTACTCTATTTTCTATTTTCCACTTTGAATTAGCAGCCAGATCTTCATCAATCGATATTACTTTGTCGAACAAGGTGCAATCAACATCTTGATCAGTTATCACAGACAACCGAGAAACACCACTTTGAGTGTTTCGAATACTGTGAGCAAGGTGTTCTGATTGTCTGGCATACTTTTCTCCTTGCGCCATTACTAAATAACCTTTGCTCATACTAGTTCCTGATTAATTAATTTTATTAAATCGTATTTGTTAAACATATGTACATCATGTGATATTTTGCAAACACCGTTAGCAGTTAAAAACGCAACATAATGATCAGTTGTTTTTATCAATTGGTCGTCGTAAGTACTGTACAACAAGTTGAACGGAATAGTGGCAGCAGGGTGGCCTAAACTATGCAGTGCAATACTCCAAACAAAATCATTTCTCAACGGATTAGCGGGTATTTCATGTACATGTGCTAGCCAACTATAATTCTCTTTGACCCATTTACATTGCTTAAAAAATAATTCAGTAACTTCTGTCTTTTTAAAGTAGCAGATAGTAGCCCAGTAAAACTTAATACTTCGATCACTTATCCAGGTAAATTCAGACAATTTGTTGCCGTATAGATTAGTCGATTTATCACACACTAGCAGGTCTTCACTAGTTCCCCATAATTTGTTTAGATTCTCAGTCTGTATTAAAATATCAGTGTCAATTAGAATTGTTTCATCGTAGGGAGTAATGTCCCAGGCATCAGATCTATCTAAATTATGAAAAGTCAATTGATTTTTTCCGGCGCCGTATCTTTTAGTTTGAGTAGCAACAGATTCTAAATACACCACCTGGTCAAAACAAGATTTCCAATTTGGTCGCAAATTATCAAGATCGGTAGCAGTTGCTTGATCAAGAACCACAGTGACAGGTTTGTTTAATATTTTTTTAATTTGCTCGGCTTGAGATACTGCAAGTAGTCCATAAGATATGTGTTCGTTGTTGTGAGCAAACACTAGAAACCCTCGAGTCATAGACCTACCAAAGATCTTACAGATCGCTGGCGACGAAGCAGTTGATATTGTTCTCCGTACTGGCCCAATGCTGTTCGGTATGCTGTTTTTGCAGCAGATAACAATGCAGCAGAATCTTCAACTTGGACAGGAGTTCCGTTAAGATCTAATACCCATTTGTTGTCAATGTCAAAACCGCCTAACCATTCTTGAGATATTCTAAACAGTCCGCCGGCATGGGCTAGCAAGGTATCTGCTTCAAATTGTTCTTTAAGCAGTCGTCGTTGTTGATTTAGAGTTTCTTGGTATTTGGCAAAACTTAATGCCTTTTCTAGATGTTGTTCTGTAGTCATGCTAGTAATTATCACTAGACAGCATGACTAATCAGATATTATGATTACCAGTTACTGGTGTTGGCAGGCGTCGGGTTTGTTAATGTAATAGCATCTACACTGTGATACCTAGTAATCGATGCTGCTGCATCTGTGGTAACGTCTTCATCTACAGGTCCTGTAGTACCTGCTCCGAGCTGGTCGTCGCCTATGTCAGCGTCGTTGATTGTAACAGTAACAGTAAGCACAGTTGCGCTGGTCTTGACTATCTCAATTCGTGCAAAGTTTTCAGTGTACTGACTGACGTCACCATACTCGTACACATCTATAGTTGTACCAGCATCCCATTGTGTGTTACCGTAAACCTGCGTAGGAATCACATTTAAGATGTTGTTCTGCCAGTCATCATCCTTGCTAGATCCTGCAGAGTTACTACCGCTTACGTCTACTGAAAAATAGCCGCCTGCGTTAAACCAGTAATTGGCCTGCGCTGCATCAGCCCACGTATATGTATAGGTCCAACCATGATTGCCGTTCCAGGCTGAAGTTAAACTGGTACTAACCACACTAGACGCTAATTGTGTAGCAGCAAAGACTGTATTTTTGTTAGTTTCACAATAATCAGCGGCTGTTTTGTAGGCGTTATAGTCACTGGCATTGATTAAGCCTGCGGCTGCAAGATCATTAATTGAACTGTTGCTGCCAGTAATATGCGTGTAGGCCTTGTTGATGTCAGTTCTCAGCAGATCCATATCGCTGGCAGTGATTACCGGAACTCCGCTTAACGTAGCACTAACAATGCTGTTACCGTAATAGGTACTGACAACACCTGCAATTACTGTCTGTATTGCATTATAGTCTGCTAGATAGACTAGATCGCCTGTTGCTTTGGGAAAACTGCCTGCTGTTGCCATAAACTTATCCTGGGTTAAACTAACACTTATTTATGTTATTTTTGTTTAACTAGATCGTGCCCGAAGGCAAACTCACCTAGGTGTTGTACTTGACGACTTAGAATGTCGTCTACCAATACTCGAAACCCTTTAGATCGTGCTTTGGTGCAGAAATTAAAGTCTTCGCCTAGGTAGTCTTTGGTCAAAGGATCCCATTTGATTTCAAACCAAGGGGCTGGCTCTGATTCAAACACCCTAAGATCTGTCAGCATACAGCCCATGCCAATACCTTCTACTTCGATCAGTTCTTTTACCAATGGGTCCTCTGAAGTATGTGTCAACACTGTGTCCCATTTGTACAGTTGCGTGTAGGCTACTGTTTTGTATGGTTGTTGTCGGCGTACATAGTTAGCAGCCACAACAGGCTCCTTGTGATCCAACAGTTTGTAGGCAGTATAGAAAGGAAAACTCATATCCGAGTCCAACCACAGAATATGCGTAGCAGCCCAACTCTTAGCAGCACTGACTAGACTCTCACGCTGGTTGCATACCAAGGTACCCATATTGTAAAAAACTTTTGTCTCTATACCCTTTTGCCAGTTGTATTGCAGCAGGCTATTGAGATTATGGCTAAACACAGAATGAAGGGTGTCTTTGCAGGGCACGCATATGGCCAATCGAATTTCTTCAGGGGGCTCTATTACCGAAGTTGTCGAGGCCACTGGTGCAGGAGTAGGGGTGGTAGTTGATTTAACCGGAGCCACTGGTCCAGGGACAGTGTTCAGGGCTTTTTTGATCATGCTCATTGCGGTTCACCCTCTGGAAGTTGTGGGTGCATGCCCATTTCTGTCTCTACTTCACGAGTTACCTGCGTAATTACCTGTAGAATAGTATTGCAGGTCTGTGAAAACTGTCTATAAGCCGATTCGTCAAACAACACTGCTCGCTCCATTACGGCTTTACTGACCTTGCCCACACTCAACAGGTCTACGGCCGCTTCGCGGGCCAATCTTTCTGACCAATAGGCAGATTCTGTATTTTCCATGCCCTCAAGGTGCTGAGTAATTTCTTCTTGGCTAAATTGACTCAACCATGCTCCGACCTGTTGAATTTCATGTTGCACATCTTGATCATCTGCATCAAGTTTGTCAAGATCACGCAATCTCCGCAACTGGCTTAGTATAGCACGGCCTTGAAATTCTCCGTAGGGTTCAATCACAAAGTTAACGTATTCCCAGCGGCTGCGTTGGGGGTATTTGGCCGTTAAGGCCTTGACTGTTTCTAGTTCCATTTGATCCTCATTTGTTTATAATGTCTGTATTTAAACAGTGATCAACCAAGGCGGAATAATTCTTGGTTAGTAAGTAAAGGGGTAGTATCGTCCAGCAAAACTGCTGCTAAGTGCAATGTTTGAGTTGCTGCCGCTGTAGTAGTTCCAAGCATAACTCATAGAGGCTGAACTGCCTAACCCTAAATTTCGTGTGGCTCGTGCTGTGCGACCAAGTTCACGAGTGTTGCCAGTTGCTGAGAAATATCCTGCCATAGTCTATTATTTAGTGTGAATAAATAGCAACATGAACGAAAGACTAGAATTAATATTGGCTCGCATACGTGACACAGAGCAGGAAATGGCCCTGGCATATCGGAATGAACCCTGCAGCGAACACCTCGATGATCTACTGAACATACAGGCTCGCATCAGTCAGATTGAGGCCGAGATACAAGCCCATAGTGGTCAATAAGCACCTGTTGGGTGTTGCGCCACCCCTTGACTTCCCATACTGTTTCGGCACGACGGGCGATGGTCTCATCGTTGCCCCCGGGAAACGCACTGTCTCCAAAGAAGTGAAAGGGCATGACCCGGTCCGCAATCTGACTCTTGTCCCAACCTCGAGGGTAGATGTCAATGCCGGTTTCACCCGCCACAGTGGCCTGTAGTTCCGGGAAGGTGGCTTCGAGACGTAGGGCCAACTCCTGCCTATATCTGTACTGTTGATCCCATGCGTAGAACTCAGCCCGTGTGTCACGATTGCAGCCCCTGCCCACGGGACTCCAATTGGTCAATCCCACTCGTTCCTCTAGATGCTGACCAGTTTTAACGGCCCAGGGCTGTGTGCTCAAATGCATGAGCAACCAAGCACGTAGTTCATCGGAGGGTGACCAACTGCGTTGATCCTGCAGTACGCCCCCCGAGTGCAGTTGATTCCCTGCACAGTTGTAGACTCCCACAACTGATTCACATATGGCCGAGCCAACCTGCTCTAGTGTTTTAGGGTAGTCTGATCCCGTGATCAACCAAACAGCATGTCCACTCGAACCAACCCAAGCAAGAAATTCCCGCTGAAATCCACGATCCATCCCCGCACGACTGTCCGTTAGTGTGCCGTCTACATCAAATACAATATTCATAAGTTCATATCCACCTTTTGAATACTTATACAACACTCACGGCCACTCCTGTCAAACTAGAGTGTAACGACTCAGCGCAAGAATTTTTGCTAACTGACGATCACTTCAAATATTCAAAAATAAACTCAAAGGCAATCGGTGTATAAGTGACTGTGTATATTGATAACACAAGACTACTCACCGATTGATAACATAAACATTAGTATACACTAGTAAATATTTGTATGCAAGCAAAACGGAAAGATAATAGCAGTGTTGTCACAGTACAGCCATGGATGCCTAGCCCAGAACTAGCACGGGCTATAGCACAACAACAAAGTAATAAACATAAAAATAGCAGCAAAGCCAAAAGACTTGCACTAGAGCAACACTACAGACACCGCTGTTAAGGGCTGCTATAAGAGAGTAGTCCAGCGCACAGTGTATCATAGTAGAGTACAGTAGAAGAACTTGAGAACACACTAGAACACTTGAGAACACTTGAGAACACTTGAGAGCACACTAGAACACTTGAGAAGAACTTGAGAACACTTGAGAAGAACTTGAGAAGAACTTGAGAAGAACTTGAGAGTATTTTGACTTAGCCTCTCTGCCCCACAGTGTTCTCAAAAATTTCTACCATAAAAAACTGCCCCAAAACGCACCAAAATCTGCCAGAATCCATTGAAAATCACTTGATTTTGTCCAATTCTGATGCCAAAATGTTCAATATTGTCACTGATTTTTCACACTCAGCACCACTATGTTGATCACTGCTTACTACTATTCACTACTATGCTCTACTGTTCTCACAGTGCAAGACCCCGCTGCATAGGACTGCTATATACTAATGTATTACAATATACTACTATGTACTACTCTGTATACTAGTGTACTACTACTATGCTCTACTAGTGTATAATGGTTGACAAAACCAGTTTGTTCCTGTACAATATAACACATACACTAAGTAAAAAGGGTTTTTTGAAATGACACAGTATAAAGTTCTAGTACGCTTGCCCAACAGTTCAACGGTGTGGGTTTTCCTATCAGCACAGAACATTGGACAGGCTAGGCAGTTGGCAGAGTCACAGTACAGTGCTCAGTCTGTGCTGCAAGTGATCACTAACCAATAAGACCCCGCTGTAAAGGACAATATGTTAACTGAAGGTTCTAATCGAATTGGTATTATACAGAGTAGAGGACTGGGAGATCTAGTGATCGCCTTGCCCATTGCACTGCACTATCGGGAACAGGGCAAAGAAGTGTTGTGGCCCATATGTGAAGAATTCATGCCTAGTATGCAAAAGGCTGCTCCTTGGGTCAACTGGATTCCTTTGAAGACTGACACTCACGGCAACTTCTTCTACTTCCATGCCATGGGCAATTTGAAGTATCGAGACTGTGAGGACATCATCTGCTTGTATCAGTACTTGAGCAATCAACCTGAACTATCGGATCCGGATCTGTTTCCCATACTCAAGTTCGATCAATACAAGTATGCTGCCGCAGGAGTGCCGTTCAAGCACAAACAACGGTTGGGGGAGTGTATTGTACGTGACCCCGCTGCAGAGGATAGGGTCTACAGTGCAGTGGTCAAGCAGCCTCGCTACATCGTGGTGCATACTGAGGGCAGTGCTGCTCATATCAACTTGGATTTCTCGGATGCGGAGTCGGAAGGCTATCAAGTGGTGAGAATCACTGAGGGCGTCACGGATTCAGCATTTGATTGGCTCAAGGTCATGGAAGGTGCGGAGTGTCTGTACCTATTTGACTCAGTGTTTGCCAACATTGCGGACGGATTGGATCTGCCCGTAGAGAAGTGGTTCATCCGCCGCAGCAAAATGGACTTGACTCCTGTGCTGTTGGGCGACTGGAACTATTTTCCCATAAGCCAGTTGACAGCAGACTAATTATACTGTACAATAACTGCTTAAACAGTGTTAAGGCTCATGGCGCAATGGTCAGCGCAGCGGACTCATAATCTATTGGGCCTGCCAAACAATCTGGTGTTCGTATAATGGATAATACAGGGGTCTTCTAAGCCCTTAATAGGAGTTCGATTCTCTTACGCCGGACCAAATGGAGTGGAAGCATCAATGGTGATATTAACGGACTAATACTCCGCCGCCTTCGGGCACGACTGGTTCGATCCCAGTACACTCCATCATTCCCGTGGCAGATCAGCCACACAATAACCCACCACTTGACAGGGTCTTTGTTTAGTGTTATAATACATACTTAAACAACACAAGGAGCGCAAGTATGCTGTCATTTAATACACTGTTACGTGCTAAACTAGTTTACAACAAAAACAAAGAGGTATATAAGATAGTTGCTGCATTTAATGTAACTGAAGTAAATGAAAAGGGCACATTTAAATTCCCTACACAAGCAAAATGTGATTTTATAAGCAGTGAATTCAGTTACGAAACATTTGAATCAGATAAAAATCGTGCAATTGAATTAATGCAGAGAGATACACGTACAACTAATTTTGAATTTGTGTAATTGACAAAAGCCCTATAGTAGAGTATGCTATAGGGCTTTTGGTTGACAAAGTGGTAAAACCTTGTTATAATACTAGTATGGAAACAAAAAACACCATCCGCAAAAAACGAGTAGACCGCACACACATCATCTATGAGTTGGTGGTCAACGGAGGCAACTACATCGGCGTCACAGCAAAGACAGAGTCTACTGTGAACAAGAGTGTGTTGAGCCGTGCTGCCAAACACTTCTACCGTGCCAAGCAGGAGAGCAAGGACTGGTTGTTGTGTAATGCTCTGCGCACATTGGCTGACAAGAGCGAGATTCAGTGCTACATACTAGAAACAGTACGAGGCAAGGCTGCGGCTCACTTGCGTGAAGTTGAGTTGCGCAGACAGTTAAAGCCTGTGTTGAACACTGATGTCCGGGGTGATTGACGGGTCTTTGATTCGGTGTTATAATACATACATAGCAAAGCAAAACAGGAGTTGAAAATGTCCAAGTTAACCGAATACACAATTGAAATCTACAAAGCAGACAAGCGTATCAAACGTGATGAGCGTTATGGTAAGAACAAAGCAGGTTTGCGATTCGTGGAAGTGATGGACTATGCTCCTAGTACCAAAGACTACATTGAGTGTCTTGCAGAAGACTTCCGTAAAGCAGGGGTTGTTGCAACGGTGTTTGAAACCTATGTAACCAAGAAGAACATGATGGGCGGTGCTGAGTTCCGGGAGCGGTATGACACTCCTTACTACTGCTCACCCAGTTCAGAAACTTACTGGAGCATGTAAAGACCCTACGGTTGACAGAGACTTAGATCTTTGTTATAATACATACATCAACAACGCACTAAGGAGCAGACATGTTTAATTTTAGTCACAGAACAAGCCGTCCAATAACTTCAGAACTGACGGAAATGGCAGAGCAGGGCATGATTGATTGGGAAACCCTTGCCCGTGATGCCCTAGGTTGGATGAGCGAATCAGATGTAGCAGAGTTTGCCCGACGTTACAACTACCTTGTAGAGGAGGACGCAGAATGAAAGCATGGGATGTGATTCGCAATGGAAAGATCGTTGACACCGTGTTCTACAGCAAGGACTGTGATCTGTGGTATGTACGCAACGGATTGATCAACCACGATGGATATCCGGTTGACATCATAGTACGAGCGGCAGTATAATACACTCATACACACTAAAAGGAACTACTATGCAACACTACGATGAACTAGCAACCTACGAGCGTTCGGGCTTTGATATTATTGTGGACAAGACCTGGGAAGACCTTAGTCTATCACAATGCTTCGATGAATCATGCTACGACATCTCTGAGTTAGCACAAGATATCGACAGCGGCAATCTAGATTGGTTCATGTTGCGTGTGCGAGTTATGTTTGATGGGCATGAAGTAGCGGCTAATTACCTAGGCGGATGTTTGTACAAAGATGCCCAAG